ATCAACGCGGGGTCGAAGTGTGGGTGGCCTACGTAGGGCGCTGCGAGCGGGGCCAGGATGCGGAGCTGGCTGAACCGGAGGCCGCAGTCGCAAGCCTTGCCGCGTCGCTCGTCGTCGCAGCACTCGCCCCCGTCGACATCTTCGGTGGCGGCGGCGCACGTGTACCAGCAATCCTCTCGGTTGACGCTATGCGTCCACCCAGCCACGACGTCGACGATCTCGCGCTTCGCCTTGAAGTCGGCGATGGCGCGCTCGGGGCTGAACTCCCGGATGAAGTTGATGTCGTAGTAGGGCCGCGCGTTGTGATCGTCATGAAGTACGACCTCGAGCCATCCCGCGTTGTGCTCGTGCAGATAGCCCCAACCGTGTCCGGCCATCTGTGCGACCGTCTCGTCCTCGTCGAACCGTGCGTGGAGAAACAGGATCAGGTCTCTCATCGCGTCACCGTCGTCTGTCCGAGGAAGGCGTCGGCGAGCGCGCTCGCTCGGGCGACTGTCGTACTCGTCAGGTTGTGGATGGCGCTCTGCGCGTCGATGTCGTTGGCGACCGAGTCGAGCAGGTCCGCCGCGGCCAGTGCGACGGCTGGGTGCCACGCCGCGACGTGCTCAGCGTCCTCTTCGGTCAGATCGGCGGCCACGCGGCCCCCGAGCCCCAACTGCGCGACTGGGACCACGACGTACTGGCCGTGCTCGTCGAGACCATCGACGCGCCAGGGGGCGTAACCGTACGCGGTCTGTGACGCCTCCGCCTTCTCCCGCATCCCCCGCGCCGCATCCCGGAGGCGCTGGGCGGTCATCGGGTGGCCTCCCGCTTCCATCGCTGCAGCGTATTCGTGGACAGCCCCGTCGCGGCCGACACCTGAGCGAACGACGCGCCCTCGGCCATGACGGCAAGGACGGTGGCGCGGTAGGCGGCCTCGGCCGTCTCGCGCTTCGATGCGGCACGGTCTAGCCGGCGCTTCTGGGCGTCCGTGACTGTCTGAACGGGGCGCGCCACGGGGCGAATCGTAGCGGTCACGCTTCGGCTCGCAGGGCGTAGTAGACGGCACGGGTGACCCGAACGTCCATCTCGGCAGTGTGGTCAGGCTCGGGGATCTCATGGCCGAGGTCGCGGAGGGCGGCAGACACATCGGCGAGCCCCTTCGGTCGCTCCCAATCGAACAACCACATCGCTCCCTCCGCGACGTTGATGAGGCGGTGGTTCCACACGGGCGCACCGATGAAGCGCGTCAGCATGGCCGCGTCGAAGGCCGGATTACTTCCGACCAAGGTCACGTCGCGTAGGGCCTCGATCACCTGAGCGCGCAGGACGCCCTCAACGTCAGCCCACGGGGCCATCCCCCGGTCGAAGTAGCCACCGATACGGAGCGCCGCACCGTCTGCGTACTCCAACGAGTGGGGCAGCCCCTGTGTCCACGGAGACTCTGCATCCTCGCGCCAGATGCACACCTCGTAGGGCTGATGGATTCGGGCATCGAGTCCCGTGGTCTCGGTGTCGATGAAGCAGAGTGTCGTTGGCATGTATCAAACATAGCGCTTATCGCCTCATAACACTAGCGACAACCGCTACGAAACTGGTACAGTCTCCACATCGGAAGGACCCACCATGACCACCACCACTCTCCCCACCATCCCGCCGCTCGACTTCGACCCCATCGAGCTGATGGTCGACACCTACGCCGAGCAGGCCCGACGTTCCGCGACGGTGACGTGGGCGGTGCGTCGGTGGCGAGTGCTGCGGATGGAACGGCAGGCGCGGTTTGCGAAGGAGTGGGGGTTGCGGTGAGCGAGGATGGGGATATGAGCGAGAGTCGTGGCAACGTGTCTGTGTCGGCGAAGTATCTGCTGGCCACCGGACTATGGGACGCGGCGTGCGAGCAGACCGGAATGTCGCCCTGGGCCGTCAACGAGGGTCAGATGGATCGCGACGAGATGGTGACGCTCACCGTGGAGCAGGCGGAGGGCATCGGGCTGCTACCTGAGCGCCGGAGCATGTGGTGAACGGCGACCCGCGCGGCTTCCACTACGTCGGCTGGATGCTGGTCGTCCTGCTCGCTGCGGCGCTTCTGGTGCGGCTGTGAGGGAGGATGGGGAGAGTGAGGACGACGTGAGCGAGCTGAGGATCGGGCCGATTGAGGGGTTCGTCATGCACTTCGGCGAACACGCCAACGGGTGGCTGTGCATGAAGGACCACACGCCGATGGCCGTTCGGAAGATTCACACCTGGACAACCGACAGGGCCAAGGTCGACTGCCCCCCGTGCGTCGAGTGGCTCCACGCCTGACCCGTCATCGGGCGAACAACGTCGTCGCCTAGACGCACGAAACCGGCCCGACCCTCATGGAGAGAGGGTCGGGCCGGTTTGTGTCGGGGGTCTGTGCTAGTCGCCCTTGACCTCAGGGCTGTGGATGTTGCTCGCGGGCATGAGGCCACCGAGGACGCTCGCGACCAGGAACCCGATCGCCTTGCGCCAGTCCCCATCGGCCAGGACGAACGCGCCGTAGACGATGCCCGCGACGAACAGCAGCGCGTAGATGTACCTCCGCCACGACGCCGGGATGATGTCGGTCAGCGGGTTGCTGGGCAGGTTCATGGTTGCTCCTTCGTGGGTTGCTCGAGCACCGACGCCAGCCGGTCCAGCGAGACAGAGCGGGCGGCGACGACATGGATCCCGCCGACGCCGAGGTGGAGGAACTTCCTCCGGTAGTCGCCACGCCCGAGCGCTGCCTTCGCGGACTCGGTAGCCGTGGCGATGAGGAGCCCGAACTCCGGGGCGGTCACGGCCAGAGCAGGACGTCGACGCCCTTGTGGTCCGAGCCGTGGTCGACAGGCTCGGGACCCTGCGCGGGAATCCACCGGGCCAACACCAGATGCAGCACGCCGATGGACAGCACCCGCCGCCGGAACAGGGTCCGCGCGATCTTGCCGGGGACGTTCATGTCGCCGCCCTTGACCGGAGCCCCGACACGACGGAACACGTTGATGAACGTCTCCCGTGCCCTCGGCGCCCGCGACGGGTCAGCGTGACCGGAGGCGAACCGCTGCGTCCACGCCCTCGCCGTGCCGCGGTCGATGATGAGGCGGTCGGTGAGGACGGGCCGCTTCCTGACGCCGCCACCTTCGCGGGTTGCCGGCGCACCAGCCTGGAGCTTCGACGCGAGGCGGTGTGCGCGGTCGGTGCGGTAGGCGATGGCGAGCCCGGAGTCAGGTCCGCCGGTCTTGGCGTCGGTGGCGAGCGGCCCGTACTGGTCGGCATCCCAGCCGCCCACCTCGTGACAGGCGGCCTTCGCGTCGACGTCGGACATCTCCTGGCAGAGCACCACGTCAGGCAGCCCGAACTTGCCGGGGGTGGTGAGTGCGCGGCGGAACGTGTCCTCAGCCTTCTTCGGGCCGGTGGACACGGACGCGCAGTTGGCGACCCGTACGACGAGGTGACGGGGGCGCTTGAGTCCACGCTTGCTGCGGCCGAGGAGGAACCTGCGGCGGCGGGCCTTGACTCGCTCGTGACGGCCGGGCTTGGTCGGCTTGGGCTCCGGTGCGGGCTTGGGGGCCTTCCACACGGTCACGCCGTTGATGTCCTCGGTCCAGCCTGCGAGGCGCAGTCCCCAGACGCGGGTGATGTCGTCGATGCGCGCCACGTCGACCTTGCCCTTGCGAACGAAGTCGGTCGTCCACACGGAGCCGCCGCCGCGGGACAGCGCGACGTGGCCGTGACCGTGGGAGCCGCCCGTCCAGAACACCGGGACGCCGCGCGGGACCTGCGCACCGGAGGTGACCGGATGCTTCCGCTCGGCTGCGGCGTACGCGGTCGCAGCGTCACGCGCCTTCGCGGGCGCACCGAAGCAGAGGCGGACGAACACCAGGCACCAGCCGGTCCAGTCGCGGGACGGCTTCTCGTGCTGCCGCTGGGCATAGCGGAACGGTCGGGCCATCGGTTGCTCCTCGTGCAGAGAGCCCACGACGAGGCGGGCGAGGTGGAGGCGGAGAGGGGTCAGCGGTCAGTCGTCGTCGTGCCGGCCGAGAACCTGCTCATGCAGCAGGGCGCCGAACTTCATCCAGCAGGCAGCGAAGATGAGCACGTAGATGATTCGGGCGACGAGCTCGCCGATAGTCCAGTGGAACCAGTACGCGGCGAGGGAGACGTCGAGCAGCGCCGCCAGAGCGAACATGGTCGACCACGAAGCGCGCCCAGCCTCCGAGCGATACCAGGGCGCGAAGACCCAGTAGAGGATCACGAACAGGGTCGCCGGGATCGCAGCGCCGGTCAGGATGATGGCGTCGATTGCCAGGTCACTCACGCGTGGCCCCCTCTGAACGACTCTTTGAGCGCCTCGCCGAAGTGGTTGCGCCTACGGGTGTCGCGCCACTCCTCGAGCATCGCGTGGACCCGCTTGGTGTCTGCGCGCCGTTCTGCCAGGTCGCGCTCTGCGTCTATCCGCGCCTTGATGGCGCTCGGATCTGGATGGACCCGGCGCCGCTGCTTCCACCAGCGCATCAGTCCTCCGATGGTTTGAACGGGAGGATCTTCTGGAGCTCGGCGAGGAAGTGGTGCAGGCTCTTGCCGGACTCCTCGGTCGTCGCCTTGATGTGGCCGAGATCGACGAGGATCGCCTGATCTTTGATTCGCCCCTCGGTACGCCACTCGTTGGCGTCGTGGTGCGCCGCGTCGAGCTCGCGTTCGTGGGTGCTGCGTGGGATCCAGTCGCCCTTGACGACCGCACGCAGGATGAGGAACACCAGCGTGAAGAACGCCGCCCACCCTGTTCCGTATCCGATCAGCGGCCACGGAATGGTGTCCACCAGTCCCCCCGAGAGTCAGGCGCGTGGGCGCGGTCGAGTGGCACGGGTGCTCCGTTCTGCTGACAGCGGGGCGGGGGGAGCGGATGATGGGGTGGTGACTACGTGGCGGCTCGGGCGTCGTCCCGCGCTGGACGGGCTACGCGGGGTGGCGATCGCACTCGTCCTCGTCGGTCACTCGGGGCCGGTGTCGCTCCAGCCCGTCGCGTGGGCCGGCGTGACGCTGTTCTTCGGCCTCTCGGGCTTCCTGATCACGGCACTACTGCTCGAGGAACGCCGCGACCAGGGACGCATCGACCTCGGTCGCTTCTGGGCGCGGCGAGCCCGGAGACTGCTACCGGCCCTGTTCGTGATGCTGGCCGTGACTGGGTCGATCATGTGGGGCATCGGCGTCCGCCTCGACCCCATCCCCGTGCTCGCCTACTACGGCAACTGGGTGCAGGCGACGGGCGGCGACCTCGAGCTCTGGCGACACACCTGGTCGCTGGCGATCGAGGAACAGTTCTATCTCGTGTGGCCGTTGCTCATCGTCGCGATGCGCAGCCGCCGCGCGCTCCTGACGGTCTGCGGCGTCGGCTCGGCCTTGTCGCTGGCATCCCTGCTCGCCCACTGGCATGACTTCGTGCGCGCCTACTACGGGACCGACACCCGCGTATGGGCACTCCTGGCCGGGGCTGCCCTGGCGGCCGTCTATGTGGGCAGCACGCGACGCGACCCTTGGGCGCCGCGCTTCCTGTCCGCGTCCGCGCTCCGGTGGCTCGGGGCGCGTTCGTACGCGATCTACTTGTGGCACTACCCGCTCACGCTGATGATGTGGCAACCGCTCGGGATCGCCCTGTCGTTCGTGATTGCGGAGGTGTCGTGGCGCTACGTCGAGCGACCGTTCCTGTCACGCCGCCTGGTACATGCCATAGATGGAGAGGTTGTCACTGGCGCCCCAGGTGAACGGCGAGGTGGCGCCGATGATGCTGGCCCCGGCCGGGAAGCTGGTGCTGTTCAAGTTGTAGGTCATCTCGAACGTGCTGGTGGAGCCCGCGAGACGGCCGCCGGGTGAGTTGTAGGCACGGTTGCCGAAGTCCTCGTAGTACCCGCCCAGCATGATCCCGTGGTTGGGGATGCCCGAGGGCACGCTGGCGTGGGCTACCGGGAGGGTGAAGGCCCACGAGCCCGTGCCTGTGCTGATGCCAGACCCGGCGAGGACGAGCGTGAGCTTGAAGAGGACCGTCTTGTCGAGTTGCTGATAGGCGCCGGCCAGGCTGCCAGTCGACCCGACGTTGGTGGTCCCGCTCGTGGCCGTCCACACAGGGGTGTACGACGACCACGCTGGGATGCCGCTGCCGCCCGAGACGGTTCCCCACGCAACGTCGTAGTCCGTGCCGCTGTTCTTGACCAGCGCCTGACCGGTCGTCCCGGCCGGGGGGAGCACCGCGGCGTACGTGGACCACGCACTCCCGTTCGACCGGTAGATCAGGTTGTGCGTGGTGCACTCGTAGAGCGTGCCGACACCGACCGCCGTTGCCGCGGGCCGGTTCGCGTGCGTGTCGGGGCCGCGGTGCATGTCCCCCGAAAGCGCAACCGTCATGAGTTGACCTCGACCATGAGTAGCTCACCGTTTTCTGTGAAGACCAGTTGCGGGTCACCGCCGCCGATCGTGGTGGTCATAGGGACGTAGCGAGTGCCTCCGCCGCCTGTTGATGCGAGAGTGAGCGTCCCCAGGGTGTCGTCGTAGGTCGCGGTCATCCCCGAGCCGGGGACGACCATCGCGCCGACCGTGTCCTGGATGCGCTCGGTCTCTGCGGTGGTGTCAATCGACAGCGTGCGGTCCGCGGATAGGTCGCCGCCGCCGGAGAGGCCGGTGCCGGCAGACACGAGGCGCGAGGTCGGCACGCCGCCGCCCATCCCGTCTACGATGCCCGAGCCACCGGAGCTGGCGTAGGCCGAGGAGAAGCCCTCGATCACGCGGTCGCCGATGACCGCGTTGTTGACGTTGGTGAGGCTGATCGCCGGGACCGCTCGCGTCGGGTTGGCGCGCATCGCCAGCCCGCCCAGCATGACGGCGCGGATGTTGCCCACGGTGTCGCAGTTCAGGTCGATCGCCGGCCCAGAGCCGGACGTGTAGAACGCGATCTCCGAACCGCCGCCGATGGCGATCATGTCGTAGTTTGCGGACCCATTAGCCTTGACTCGGACGCCGGTCGTGGCGATGTTCTCGATGCTGGTGCTTGAGATCAGGAGAACGCTCGTGACGACCCCGGAGGGGATATCGAGGTCAACTCCGTAGGCGTAGTAGCCGCTGCCCGAGTTGGTGTTGATCTTGCAGTTGTCGAGCTTGAGTCCACCGCCGCTGGCCAGGTAGATGGCCGCGGTTGCATTGCGGTCCTTGGCGTAGAAGTCACAGCCAATCAGGTGCTGATCGCCGCCGTCCGGGCTGCCCGGGTAGTCGATATGAAGTGAGTATCGGACCGGCTTGGTGAAGAAGCATTTCTCGGCCGTCCACGTGCCCCCGTGGTGCACGTACATGTTGTCGTAGAACCCGTAGATCACCAGGTTGCTGTATTGGTTGTGTTCGCCGCCCGTGACGTACAGCGCGGCGCCGGCAGTCTCCGAGCCGTTGCTGTTGACGAACGCCAGGTCCCGGACCATCGAGCCGGACTGGCCGATCTCCATGCAGTTGGCGGTTGCCGAGGTGCACACGACCGCGGACACGTACTTCCCGGTGGCGATGCCGTAGGCGTCGCTGGACCCATCTCCCCGGACGGTAGCCGAGACGGTAAGCGGGGTCAGAGCCGAGGTGACCTTGTACTGGCTCGCAGGGAGGTACAGGACGCCCCGGCCCGCGGCGTTGATCGCGTTGATAGCCGCATCGATCGCGCCCGTGTCGTCTGTGGTGCCATCGCCGATAGCCCCGTAGTCCTTGACGTTGTACCAGCCAAGAGGGGGCGCGCTGGCCGGGCCGTCGGCCGGAACCCACTCGCCATCGCCGCCCATCGCGGACTGGTCCCATGTCGGCACCTGGCCATCAGTGGCGCCCGACTGATCGAGCAGGTGCAGCTTGGTCTTCGGCATCAGCCCTCCTCGATCCCGATAGCCATGGCCGACCAGATGGACGGGTTGGACAGGCCGCCGAACAGGCCGTCATGCGGGCCAGTCGTGTAGCCCACGTAGACCTGCGCCTTGCTCAGAGTGCTGCCCTGCGCGAAGGCAACCCCGTTCCAGTTGCCGGAGGAGTCGGCCGAGAAGTTCGCGACCACGGTGCCGCACACGCCGGCCAGGAGCGCGATCCCCATCTCGGCCGCCGAGGGCAACGGGACCGGGTAACTGTTGCCGTCCGCGACACCATCCCGCAACGGGATCCACGAGGAGTCCGTCGCGCCGGTCCACTCGAAGACAGCCAGGATCGCCGCCGCGTCGCCGCTCATGTGCAAGTCGAGGGCCATCCCAGAGCCATCCTCGATGCCGAACGCCGCGAGCACACCCGAGCCGGACGGCGAGCTGCCGATCCCGGTGGAGTTCACCTGCGACTGTTGGTGGGTGATCCGCGCGTCCGACGTCGAAGGCGCGGTGCCTGGCAGGTAGTTGCTGGCGACCACCGCGAGCAGATGCCCCGCGAGTGTGCCGGTCGGGAGCGCGATCGTCCCGGACGGCGTTGAGGTGGCGATCGTGTAGCCGACCAGGGACAGCGAAGCCGGGATCACCGGGCGGGGCGTCGGGTCGGTGTAGGCGTAGTGAGCCTCGAACACGTCGCCCGAGTGGAAGCCCTGCGCGGTGACGACAATCGTCCACGGGTCGGTGAAGTCCCACTCGTTCCGGTGCAGCCCCACGCCGCCCCACGACACCTTGACGGCCGTGTCAGGGACAGGCCGGTAGGTGAGCTTGATCGTGGTGTCGACGTTCCCGGTGGCGGTCGCGTAGTCCTGCCACCAGCGGACGCGGCCCTGGCGCTGGGTGAGGCCAGGGAAGCCCGCGACGTAGAGCTGCCCGTCCTCGTCCTCGTCGAGGTCGACAGCCAGGTCGTTGAGGTCGACGTCGCCCACGGACTCCAAGAGCGAGACGTCGAGGTAGGCGACCAGCGCGTCACCCGAGGTGTCGGCATCGTCGACCGCGACACGCACGTTCACGCGGCCCACGAGCATCCCCGACACAGGGTCGCGGAGGTAGACCCGGTCCCCGCTCGAGGCCGCCACCGTGGACGGCGCGGCGAGCGCCACTGTGTCCGTGTCGTCGTCGCAGGTCGTGTAGGCCAGAGCCGTCCCGGATGCGGCGCCGGGGTCGTTCGGGTCCAGGTCGACGCCCACCAGGAGCGCTGCGTCACGCATCGCGGCGTCCTCGTCGAAGTCCGCCGTGTCATCGACATGCAGGACCGTGTCGCCGATCGCGAGGTCAGCAGTCAGCACCCCGCCGTCGTAGTCCGGGTCAGCCGGTCCGCCGATGATGTGCCCGGAGGTCATCAGTCCCGCCGCCTCGGCGTCGCGCGCCGCACAGAACCCACCGTCATCGGCGAGTTGTCCGGGGTCAGCGGGTACGTGAGCTGCCGCACATGCACGCTCGGTGAGCCCCAGTTCGTCTCGGCGACCACGAGGTCCCACGGCCGCAGCCACGGGATCGGTAGCGCGTCGAACGACACCTCGGCGACCATCCGCGCCGCCCGGTCACGCTTGCGGATCGCGACCTTCCGGCACTCCGCCTTCGTCTTACAGTGCGGGTTCTGCGTCTGGTCGATGATCTCGTAGGGCTTGTCGTGCCAGGCCAGCTGGGACGCCGATAGCGGGTGGAAGTTCGGGAAACCAACCTTGCCCGAGCTCACTCGGCGCTTCGACCCCTTCGGCTTGGCCCCGGTCACGATGAACGTGTTCGGCCCGTCGTTGCCCGCGCGGTGCAGGTCGACGTCCGACAGCAGCGCCTTCGTGAAGCGGTACACGGGGCGGTTGGGGTGCGACCGCAGCTCGAACGCACCATCGGCGGTCGGAAACAGGAGCCGACTCATCGAGTGCGCGAGGGTCGCAGCCTTGTCCCAGTACGTCTCCGACTGGTCGACCTCAAACCCCGTGCGGTGACGGACCTTGTGGCGCGGCTCACCCTTCTTCGCGCGCACTACGCCTACGTGTACGTGTACGGGCGTCGTCGGCTTGAGGTCGGGAATCCGCAGCCGGGTCGCGCCAGCCTGAGACAGGAGTTCGCGCATCACCGTGGTCTTGCGGGTCTTTCGCATCCACTGACGCGCCTTCCGCACACTCCCCATCGCCAGCCGATCGACACTGTGCGCCACCAGTGACACCTCGGCGCCCTTGCGGTCGAAGTCCCAGATCGGTCCGGTGAACACATCGCAGTCCACCCATCCGAGGCCGGAGATGAACCGTGAGTCGATGATCTGCACCATGAACTTGCGGTGCATCGAGGGGGTGCCGGCGTCCTCGGGCTCGAACACCAGCGCGCGGCGTCGGTCGATGAAGGTCAGCGAGGCGACCTGCATCGGCGACTGGGAGACGTCGGTGGTGATCTGCCCGGTGATGATCCGCGGCGTGAGGCTCCACCGGATCACGCCGTCGAGAGTCAGGATGCGGAGCTCGATGCGGCGCATGTGGGTGGAGACGATCGCCTGGTTGTACTTCCGCTTGTTGGCGCGCGACAGGTTGCCGTACCTCATCAGTCGCCGGCCTGGATGAAGTCGAAGGTCACGTTCCAGACCTCCTGCGCGGCGTTGAACGTGGACGCAGGGGTGACCTTGAGGTTGCGGACCTCGACGGGGATCGACACCCCCCACACCAGACGCGGGGTGGCTGAGACATCGGTCCGCAGCGTCGCCAGGCGATCCACCGCGGCACGCTGATCCTGCTCCGACCCGAGCAACCCGGCGAAGGTGCCCGAGATCCCCTCGAAGGCGTAGACGATCGAGATGTCGAGGCCCGAGTTGATCGGCTTGTAGACGGCACGACGGTCCGCAGTGCTGAACTGGTCGATCGAGTCGCGGGTCTCCAGCGCGATCGGGTCGGCATCCTCGGGGCAGAGCCACACGCCGCGGGGCGCCGAGGTGAAGGTGACCGAGTTCGATGCCAGGGACCGGACGCCCGTGTCGACCGCGTAGATCGTCCAGTCCTCGGCGACGAACGGGGTAGCGAGCCCGTTGTCGGTCCACGAGTAGTTCCCGGAGACCACGGTGTAGTCGTCGGAGTCCAGCCGCGCCACGATCTCGCCGCTACGCATCAGCAGGAACGCATCCGGGGCTGACGTGCGGTGCCAGGTGAACGTGGTACGCGGTTCGCCGGAGGCGAACGCCGAGACTGCGAGCGAGTCTGGAGCCGTCACCCCGGCGTCAGCGTCGAACACGACGTCGGTGAGCGCCTCGACGTAGGCCGGCAGACCGACAGCCACCGCGCGCTCCACGTCGCCCCAGGCGCGGACCTCGATGGTGTACGTGGCGTCGTCGCGGCGGATGACTCGGTGCCCATCGTCGTCACGCGCCGGGACGGTGACTGCGATCGAGCCGTCGCTGATGCCCGAGCTCCACAGCACGTCCCCGGCGGCGGCCAGCACCCGAGCGCGCCACTGGGTCAGCGTCTCCCCGGTCAGGTGCGCGAGGATGGTGGGAGTCGAGTCGCCGATCACCCCACCCGTGGGGGAATCCATGGTGAGGGTCGGGTACGGCTCGTAAGAGAAGGACGCCCAGTCAGACCACTCCGAGTCGTTCCCGGCGGCGTCCTGGGTCATCACGCGCCACTGCGTGGACGCGCCCGAGGTGAGCGGCGTGAACGAACCAGACGACAGGTCGTACTCCGGGTCGGCTGAGACGATCCAGCCGGTGTCGAAGTCGGGCGTCGTCTCGTCCGCAGCGGGATCAACCTGCACCCGGAAGCCGCCCTGCTCGGAGGAGTCGCCGCCGAGGTCGGTGAACGACCATGCCAGGACGGGAGCCGCAGCACCCACCGCGCCGATGTTCGGGCGGAGGTCGGACGGCTGCTCGGGCTCGTCGGACAGTTCGACCTCGAGGACCCACGCCTGATCCATCGCGTCGAACGAATACCAGTTGGAAGTCTCGGCGGTCGTAGCCGTTGTGGAGATGCGGAAGCCGCGGAAGGTCGTCCCGTTCGCCACCGACTGCAACAGTGTGGTGACGTCGAGGGCCGCCGCTGCGCCGTCTGACAGCGACGACAGGGAGGTGGTGACCCCCGTGCCGGTTGTCGGCTGGCTGTTCCAGGTCACCTTGCCCGCAGCCCACCCGCTGGTGGCGAGGGCGACGTTGATGTCCTGCGAGACGAACCCAGTGCGCACATGGCCCGTGAGGGTCGCCGCGAGGACCGTGCGACCGCGGATGTCGGTCACCGGCACCCGCACCAGCCCGCGACGATGAGACGCCTGGAGCCGGATCACGTTCCCGCCGGCATAGTTCCGGTTCGGGTGATCGTCCCGGACGAACGTGTCGACGCCCGAGGCGGCGGTGATCGTGCTCACCCGTGGTTCCTCTCGAAATCGCGGTTGGCGTCGTAGTTGCGCTGGATGACGCCCGTGAGCGTGTCCCTGCCGTTGTCGTCAAGGTGGATGTGGACCGGCGTGCCTCCACCGCCACCGCCACCGCCACCGCCTGAGCCGCCCGGGTTGGGGCGACCGCGACCGCCACCGGGACCGACCGCCTGCTCGAGGAGCTGGTTGCGCTGGTAGACCGTGAAGTGCTTGTCGGCGATGCGCATGGCCTGGAGGCGCTCGAGCGAGGCAACCGCCGACTGGGTCTGCGCGATGACCGTGAACTTCTTGTCGTGGACTGCGTTGAGGCGACCCTGGAGAGCGTCGATCGCCTTGATGCCGACGCCTGCCGCCTGCTGGGTGTGCGGGCCGATCAGGTCGATCTGCCGGGACGCCTGGGCGGCGTGCGTGCGGAGAACGTCGAAGCGGTTGCTCGTGCTCGTGAGGTAGCCGTTCGCGTCGGCCGCGAGCTTCCCATAGTTGATGTGGGGGCCGTTCCTGATCTGCGCGGGGGTCTCGGGGACACCGCCGTGCCCGTAGACGCCGGGCGATCGGGACAGCGCGAGATTCTGCGCCGTGCTCAGCTCGTGGTGGGTCAGGTACGTCTGCGCCAGGACACCCGTGGTGAACAGCCCCGCCATGCCGCCCAGTTCGGAGCCGGAGAGGCCGCCAGCCAGGCCAGGGACGTACTTCCCGTCCTTCTTCAGGGCGCCCCCAAGGCCACCCTCGCCACCGGGGCCGCCGGGAGGCATGTTGACGACGAAGACCTTCTGGACGCCTCCAGTCAGTAGACCGCCGACGCCCCCGGCGCCTACCCCCTTGGTCAGGAATCCGACAGCCTTGAATCCACCAAGCTTTTGGAAGGCCACGAGGCCCGCCGTGGCGCCAGCGAGTGCGGTCAGGACCGGGATGGGAATGTTTCCCAGAGCCTTCGCGGCGTGTTCGATGCCAAACAGCACTACGGGACCGAGTGGAGCCAGGGCGGTCACGATCTGGCCCAGCGCATGGGCGACCGCGCCGATCGTCGAGGCGACCTGCGGGCCGACGTCGTGGACGTAGCCGAAGAACTCGCGCATGTCGTGGCGGGCCGCACGAGAGTTGGCCCAGTCAGCGAAGTTCGCCGTCAACCGCTCGAGCCCACGCAGGAAGCCGCCAGAGAACCCCTTGTCAGTGGTCACCAGCAGGCCGCCGACACCCTGGGCGAGATCGCCGAGGATGTGACCGCCGATACGAATGTCACGACCCGCGAGTCGGCCCACTTGATCCACGAAGTGGGCGAATGAACCGCTCTGGGATGCGTGGTCGAGGTCGCCGACCAGATCCCCGACAGCATCGCCCACATCGACGATCAGTGGTGCCACGACGGGCAGGAGATGGGAGAGCAGGCCCATCCCCTGCGCCATCACGCCGAGCAGGCTCTTGCCAGCAGGGCCACCCAGGAACTTCTGGAACGCGCCCGTCAGGTGATCCTGAGCCGCCGCAAACGCCTTCTGCTGCGGCGTCAGAGCCGCCTGGGCGTCATGGAGCCGCTTCTGGACCGCCGCGTACTCCGCGGTCCCCTTCGTCAGCCCCCCGAGCTTCTTCTGGAGGCTGGTGATGTTCTTGAGCTGCTTCTCGGTGTCCTTCGCGGCCAGGCCACCGAGGAAGGCAAACAAAGTCGCCCCGCCGCCAGCAATGGCAAGCGGGGCAGCGAGAGCGAGCGCGACGCCACCGAGGGTCGCGACCAGGGGCACCAGTGCAGAGCCGGCGGTGAGTGCGAGAGCAGGCAGAAGGCCGAGCTTGCCCACGAAGTCGTCGAGGGCGCCCGCGCCCTTCGCGAGCTGCGACGTGTCGGCCCTGATCTTCGCCGTACGCGTGCGGGCCGTCTCGTCTAGCTTCGCCTCAGCCTCGGCCGTATCCGCGTCAGCCTTGACCTTGACCTGCTGGTCCCGAATCTGGGCACGGAGCTTCTCTGACCAACCGCGAGCGTCGGGTACGACGTCGACAGAGACCGAGCCCACGGAGTCGCTCATCACGCCTCCGTTCGGTCAGCCAACTTCGGGGGTCCAGTCCTCGGGAGGGTCGGCGCCCTGGTGCTGGCGCTTGTACTCGAGGTAGGCGGCAGCGGCGGGGGAGATGGCGCGAACGTTGGAACGCTCGACACCGGGCCGCGGATATGGATCGGGAGCGGGTGGACGAGTGTCGGGGTCCGCGTTGGCCCACATCCAGTGCTGCGCCAGGTCGACGAGCTTGGCGAGCAGCATGTCCGTCTGCGGCCACGGACCGAACCGCCCCGGCTTAGGAGCGGGGAGTGCCGAGAGGTCCGTGTCGTTCCGCAACTCGGTCTTGTACTCCGACTCAACCGGCAGGCGGTCCAGCAGCACCGACAGGCGCCGCCACGACATGCGCCCCGTGAACAGGTCCCGCAGGTCGATGCCGCGGACCAGCAGGTCGTACTCGATGGCCTCGCAGTAGTCCCCAAGGGTCGCTACGAGGCTTGCGATTCCCCCATGTTCGGCTGGCCCTTAGCCTCATCTTCGTCATCGACGATCTGGGCCGTCATCAGGGAGCCGACAGTCGGACGGATCGCACGCAGCCGTGCGGCGTCCTCGTCGGAGATCATGCCGCAGTACGCGCCGAGGTAGTCGCCCTCGCGCGCCAGGGTGTGCGCCTCGCCGAGCCAGTCGAGGATGTCGAGGATCGTGACGACAACCTCGCCGTCACGCCCCGACACCTTGACCCGTGCGCCGGCCGTTTCCTTGAAGCCGGGGATGTCCTCGGCCTCGGTGCGGAGCTGGTCGACCGCCTTGCGCTTGCGGTCCTGCGGCTGCTTGTTGCCCTTGCTCACGTCAGGCCCGTGACCTTGGTGTAGCGGTACTCCGAGACGCCGCTGGAGTCGGTGTAGGCGGTGAAGGTGAACGGGTACTGAAGCACGCCGTTGTAGCCGATAACCGAGTCGCCGACAGTGGTCACGCGGATCTTCGGGTACACGCGGCGGAAGGCGCTCGAGGAGGCACCGTCGACCGCGTCCAGCACCAGCGAGTAGAGGGCGTCACGTCCGGCGCCGCGAGTCGTCGACATGGTGTCCGAGGTGACCGTGATCGCCGAGAGCGCCTGGCGGGTCGCCAGCGCCTCAGTCACCTTGTTGGACTCCAGCGCAGTCAGGCTGATGGTCAGCGTCTCCTGCGTGATGAGGGTCCGAACGGGAGACGTCGACCCGAAGACCGGGACGTCGTTCTGTGAGATGTTGGTCGACGTGGTCGCGCCGTCCTGGGTGACGTAGCCAGCGTCCTTAAACGTCGTGTCGAGCGCCGTCGAGACCGTGGTCGGCAGCACGGCACCCGATGCGTCTGCGAACCATGCGAGGCTGACGGCCGTCGCCTGGCCGGCAGTCGCGGCGAGCACGTAGCCCGGTGTTGCCGCCATGTTGAGCTCCTTCGAGTCGCCCGACTACGCCGGGACGGAGTGGATGGTGATGCGATACGAGGCGACGAAGCGCCTCAACCCGGTGTTGTCGTAGGGGACCCACCGGGGGGCAGAGATGGTCGTGACGGACTGGACAGCGCCACCGCCGGCCGCGTAGCCGGGGAAGTGGAGTCGCAGCGCCGTGCGGACCTGCTCGCCGAGAGAGCGAGCATCGTCGCGGGAAGCGGCGAAAGTGTCGATGTCGATGTTCGCGGCGTCGAGGGTGAGGAAGTCGTCGCTGCCGCCGAAACGGGTCACCTGGATCACCGGCAGGACATCACCGAGGTTCGCGGGCAGCTCGGTCACCACTCGCGCGGAGGGGAACTGCGCGGCCAACCAGGTGCGGACGAACGCCTCAGCCGCAACCAGGCCCGTGAAGGTCGTCACGGGCTACTCGGCCTCAGCGGCCTCGCGGGCCTTCTTGGCCGCAGTGGTCTCGGACTTCTTCCACCCCTGCTCGACCCAGGCGTCGACATTGTCGTCCACCTCAACCGAGACGTCGGGGATCGTGGGGTGGTAGAGCTTCGTCGCCATGTGCGCTCCTCGGATTCCCCGAACGCGCGTATCAGGCGCCCGGATCGACGTACCTTGTAGGTGTGTGGCTCAACCGACTCGAACGCGCACTCAGCATCCGGCTTGCGCTCTTCTGCCTAGTCCTCGGCGTCTGCGTCTACGTCCTCGTGCAGATGGCCTGGAGCGGCGTCGGCTACTGGCTAATGTGGCTCGTCGCCGCGATCGCGTGGGCCGCCGCTGTGTGGTTCAACACCGGGCAGATGGTCAAGTGCGACGCCTGCCACAAGCGGGTCAAGATGGGCGCGGACGTGTGCCACCACTGCGGCTACGCGCGAGCCTGACTACTTCGCAGCGTCGAGCGCGTTGCCGAGGGTGCGGTGACGCGGGTTGTTGACGGTGCCGAACTCCACGAACAGCGCAGTCGGCATGTCGGTGTTCTCTACCCGCCCGTAGGCCCGCTCCTCCCGGAAGCCGGCAGATGCCTTGAAGTTGTCGCGGTAGTGGGTGAGGTCTGGGTCGCTCGGGTCGTAGGGAGCGGTCTCCTGCGCCCGCGCGAGCACACGGAGGGCGCGTTCGTACATCTCCGAGGCCATCCATTCAGACCGCAGGACATGAACGCGGAATGCCTCGTAGTCGTGGTGGTAGGTGCTCACCCTGTTACCCGCTCGAGGTCGAGAACCGCCCCAGGCTTGTCTCCCGTGAAGGGGTTCGCGTAGATCGCCGGCTCGCCGTCGATGTCGTACACGTAGCCGGTCAACTCGCGTCGGATCTTGTCGGTCGCCGTGGGAACGGGTGCGCCGGGAACCAGGTAGATCCTCGGATTGTCGATCACGGTGTTCTGGCCTTGGATCAGCTCGGTCGAGCCGCCGGGCGCGAACACCCCCGACGTGGCCGTCTCGGTCGGGCCATACACGTCATTGCCGTCCGAATCCTGACCCGTGACGCCCTGACTGAGCAGCGTGAAGTCCTCGGCGTAGGGGTAACTAGGGAGCATCGCCGAGCTCGAAGATCGGCTCCCATGCGATGTCCACACCACACGAGCAGTAGGTAGCGCCGAAGTTCAGCGAGCACCAGAGAAGATGCTGTCCACCCAGGCCTGGCGCGGTATCCACGGTGAACGCTGCGCCCGTCCCGCCGCCCTTGCAGAGCTCTTGCAACTGCGAGATCTCGGAGGGCCAGAAGTTGAAGCCCGTTCGGACCTTGGTGTCGATGGTCTCGGTCGCCATGTAGGGGCCGGTCATGCTGCTCTTGGTCGAGACCGCACCCGATCCCGCTTCAGACCACCGCTGGATAGCGCCCGCCAGGATCAGCTTGGCCTCGCTCAACAGGTCGTCGGTGGGTCCGATGCGAACCCACGTCACAGACCCGTCGACCACCGTGTCGTCCAGCAGGGGGGCGGTCGGCTCCGACCCACTGGATGTGCCGGCGCAGACGACCCTGAGGGCCTCCCCGCCACTGAGTGCGACGGTCTGCCCGATGCTGTAGGCGGTCGAGGCCGCCCAGTCAGTTGTCGGAGTGGTGAGGCAGGGGGCGACTCGCGTGGCCTTTCCGTTGGCCGCCGCCACCATCATGTCGATCAACTCCGCAGCCTGAACGGCTGTCGGCAGGTCGGTCTTGGCGATGATGGCGGTCACAAGTCACCCCCTCCCGTCACTTGCTCGACTTGGCGTCGGCCTTCTTGGCCGCCGCCTTCTTCGCGGGCTTCTTGTCGTCCTCGACGAGGTCGAAGCCGCGCCCGTACAGGCCCTCGACCTTCTCGTCAGGGACGTTCACCGTCGACCCGGTGAAACGGTTCACCAGGCGGGGCATCAGGCGTTCGCCGTCGCGTCCTCGACCACCGCGAACGCGTTCGTGTCCATGATGGCGAAGCCGTACACGACCTCCAGGCGGATCGCGATCTGGTTGGCCCGCTTCAGGTCGCCCGAGCCGTCCGGGTCACCGAAACGGATGACCTCGACCGGGATCTGACGCTGAACGCCCCAGCGGATCGCGGTGAAGTCACCGATGATCGCCTTGACGTTCGGGTTGGACGAGGCGTAGGCGCCGCCGCTGATCGTGGCCTCGGGAGCGGAGACCGTGGTCGAAACCGCGGCGCGCATCCCGTCGAACGCGGTGAGACCCTGGCCGGTGCCGACCTCCGGGTACAGCTTGCGACCCTGCGAGTCGCGAGTCGTACCGAGGGTGTACGCGAACGACGGGTCGAACGCGATGCCGTTCGGGATGAACCCGTCAGCGATGACCAGGCCCACGGCGGACTCGATGTCCACGTCGGGCTTGGTCAGGGTCGCGGTCACGATCTCGGTCACGTTGGTCGTGTCGAGAACCTTGGCCGGCGTACCGGACAGCGCGGCGCCGGTCAGCGGGTTGATGCCGTGGTAGACGATGAGATCGAGGGCTCGAGCGAGAGCCTCCGAGCCGGCGTCGGTGACGGACGACAGGACACCGAGCTGGTAGTCCTCGTCGGCCCACTGGACTTCCTCGTTGAACCGCATGGTGACCTGCACCTTGCGGGGGACCGAGGTCTTCGTGCCGAACGTCGGCTGAGACTGAGACTTGTTCGCGCCCTCAGCCACAACCTCACCCTTGGGCTTGCCGGTGAAGGTCATGTACTGCGTGACGCCGAACTGCTGGGGCTCCTGGCCCGACAGCTTCGCCACGGTCGATCCGGTCTGCACCTTGCTCCACATGCCCGACGCGAGGTGGTTGGGGAGCGAGAAGGCGCTAGAGGCGAGAGTCGCCATGATGCGTTTCCCTTTCGGTTAGTCCCCACCACCAAAGAGCCCGCGTGCGAACGCGGCCTCTCCGTTGTCTGCGGGGCGGCTGATGGTCTGGCCCTCGCGTTGTGCGAAGGGGCCGGCTTTCTTGCGGTCGGCTTCTCGGTCGCTGAGCCGCTTCGCCTGTGCGCGAAGGGACTCCTCGTCCTTGCCGGTGAGGAACAGGTCGGCGTCGTCGATCGAGATGCCGTGTTCGACGGCGATCCGCAGGCGGAGGGCCTCGGCGCGGGCGTCATCGCGCTCGCTCTCGGCCTTGTCTGCTCGGGTCGTCGCCTTCTCGGCCTCGGTCTGACTGGCCTCCGAGAGTGCGTCGAGCTGCGTGGCCTTCGCCCGGAGCTCGTCGTAGTCGGAGAACTTGGCCCGTTCGCGCTCGAGGCGCTTGCTGAGGGCCTTGTCGAGCGCCTCCTGGGAGGTGATCGGCTCGAACTCCTTGGCGGTGGACGTCTTCCCGCCTTCGTTGCCGTCCGTGGTCGTCTCGGTTGCCGTCTCCGACATGTGTTCCTCCATTGACCGCGAGTTGACCGCCTCGCGTGGGCGTAGACCCGCTCTGAACGCGGGTGGTCTGTCAGCCGCGCGGGAGGTTGTCCCTGATCCAGCGGCGGGCAAGCTTGTTGGCGGCTGCGCGATGGCGATCGCTGCGCGGGCTCCGCTTGTAGGTGTCGGCCTGGCCCCGGTTCTCATCCCACACGGGGCCGGCCAGGCAGTGGCAGTGGTCGTGAGAGCCGAACTTCACCGTCTCGGCCGTGTAGACCCCGCCACGCGCTGAGAGCATCAGGCAGAAGTCGCAGGCGCCCGGCTCGGTGAACCGTGCCCAACCTCGCGCCTGCGGGTCGCGAGCCGTCGATAGCTGGATCGTCCCCCGGTTCATGTCCGCGACGAGCTTCTGAGAGGACGCCTCGGCACGCTTTAGTGCCGTCTCGAGGTCCGGGTTTGCTCCTTCGGCCGGGGCTGCGGCCCAGTTTGAGATGACCTGGAACACGTCGTCACCCGGCTGCGGCGCGAGGGCGGCTGTGAACCTTCCCTTGACACCCAGCGCTTCCCGTTCGGTGTCGAACCAGTCAGCCGCGAGAGCCGCGGACGCCTCGCCGTACTGACGTGCGATCGCGGGGAGGACGTCGTAGCGCAATGTCGGCTGCAACTCGGTCCCGCGGGGCAGGTTGGGCCACAAGAAACGCAGCTCGGCCAGCATCCGCGACAGAACCGCGACCAGGGCCGCGCGCTGTGTGGTCGGAGAGTCAGGCGCCTGCGTTGCCACGCGCGACCAACTCACTCAGCGTCGCCGTAGCCGTGCTCCGACGACGCTCGGACATCGCCCGCTTGATCTGCTGGTCATCCAGCCCGAGAAGCTCGTATCCGACCTCGGTCCCAGACAGCGACGGGTCCGCGGTGAGAACCTTCAGCCCCGCGTCGGCCTGTTGAGCGCGCGAGAGGTAGATCGGCGAGCGCCACTTCGTGTCGATCGTCTTCCAAGACGGTGGGATGGTGTTGGCCGTGAGCCCGTTCTGCATCGCCAGGCCGCGGACCATCGCCCGACGAAGCGCCGGCCGCCAGTCGTCGGTAGCGCCCTCGGCCTCCGCGATCAGATCCTCACGCGAGGCGATGTAGGAGTCGGCCGACGTCGGGTTCGACATGTCGGAAACGCCCAATGAGGTCAGCGGGATCGACGTCTCTCCCGAGAACAACTGCGCCTGCTGCTTGAGCGCGTCCAGGTGCGGCTGCGGGGAGGCTGCATCGAAGCGCTTCACGTCCGCGCGGGCGAGTTGCGGGTCGGTCTGCTGGTCATCGTCGGGGACCGACTTGATGCGTCCCATGATGACCTGCCAGGCGGCCTTCTGGGAGCCGTCCGCGTTCTTGAAGATCGACTCATCCGCGCCGAACATCCACAGGTCGGGGATCGCGTAGATGTCCGAGTGCGCCTCGAGCCGGATCACCGTGCGAGACGCCTGATCCTGAAGACTCATCACCGCGCGGGAGATCCGCGAGGACCCGAACGGGCGACCCACGCGCGGCTTGTAGACCAGCGGCTCGGCTGGGACGCCCCACGAGTGCGGCTGGTGGTTGACCGTCCAGCCCGAAGCATCCTTCTCGGCCGTGATCGTGAGGTCCGGCAGATACAGCGCCAGGCCGTTCGGCTGACCCTCGTTGTCACGACTCGTGATCGACAGGAAGTCATCGAGGTGGCGGGCGCGACCGTTCCACGTGCCCGTCGCGTTCAGCGCATCCTTGAAGTGGACGAGTGCCCTCGGCTCGTCCGCGGCGCCCTGCGTGTTCACCACGAACGCCGTCGAATGGATCAGCGACGAGATGGTGCCCTGAGACACCTCAGACCCGAGGTTGTTGTTCTCCCAGAAGTCTGAGTAGCCGATGCTGCCGAGGTCGCCGTCAGGCCACACGAAGCCGTCGAGGTTGCAGCGACGCGCGAGGGTGTCGACAGCCTTCCCCGACCACCCGAGAACGATCCCCAGCCGCCAGTATTGCGGCGGGATGACCGATCCGACGAGGCGCACGGCGTGACGCATGTCGTAGTAGGCGGCGCGGAGCTTGTTGCGCTCGCACTTCTCGTCGAGCTGCTTCAGCAATCGGTCGAGGATGGCCTGCTCGTCGTCGGTGACGTCGGGAAGGCGAATCGTGGTCGGAGCCACTACAGAACCACCGCCCTTCGTCCCTGACTAGATCGGCCCGACGTAGAACGTCCCGGCTTGCGTGGCTTCTCCATCTGGGAGCCGATGAGCGCGTAGGTGGCCGCCTGGATCGGCGTGATGTCTGATTCGGCGGTCTTCCGGGACCACACCCACATGCCCGTGTCCGCCAGAGGACGTTTGCCTGCCGCGAGAGCCGCCGCGGTGAGTTGGGGTTGGCCGATGTGCCAGAGGCCGCCCGTAACAACCCCAGAGAGCACCAGAGAGCAGCCGGCGCCTAGTTCAGCGACCTTCAGCGGCGTGATCTCGATGCCGAGAGTCCCGTCGTCGCGCTTCAGGAAGTACCGGCCGTTGCGCTCGACCAGCAGCGGCTTGATCGGGCCGCCCACGTCTGCGACAACCGCGCGGAGCTGCGGGTTCAGCGAGACAAGGTTCTCCACAGACGGGACCAGCCACGTAACGCCGCGTCCGCGTGTGTTCTGGTCGTCGTCGAGCTCGATGTGCCAGTCGTCGTCCGGGCGCCGACCAGCAACGCAGACCGACGCCCACGCGAGATCCGGACCGACCTCGATGCCGAGCGCGTGACGGGAGCCGGCGAACGACATCTGGTCTTCCTGGGATGCCCACGACGGAGCCGGGATGACGCTCTGTGCGTGACGGGTGGCCCACATCCCGAGCCGCTCCATCGAGAACTGCTCGTCGTCCATCGCTGCGCGGTCATCCGCGCAAGCCTCGAGCGAGATCCGCACGCCGAATGACGGATTCGCCTTAGCCCACGTCGCCGGGTCGTCGATGTCGTCGTCGATGTCCGCCGACCACTCAAGCCAACAGTGGCGAGCCTTCTTCGCCATGCCCTGCTCGCGAACCCGAGAGAACGCAAACGGGTCATCCTGCGCCGTGGGCGGCGTCCCGAACAGCCACAGTTGCGGATTCGGGCGAGCCGACATCGTCGGAACGATCGAGCCCCACGCCTGCTTGCCGAGGATCTGCCCCTCGTCGAGCAGGAGACAGTCGGCCGAGAAGCCACGCGAACCCGACGACGAGCGAGCCTTCAGCTTGATCGTCTGCTTATCCGCGCCGGACCCGAACGACAGAAACTCACGATTAACGGCGTTCATCCGCCCGGTGACCCGAGCCTCGAGTGTGGGGTTGTCCTCCACGACGTCGATCAGACGCTTCCACACCTCGCGCGCCGTGTCCGTCTCGTGCGCGGAGATGATGATCGTCTTCTCGCCGAACAACAGCACGCCAGCCAGCGCCCGAGCCACGATGAGCTGAGACTTGCCGTTCTGTCGTGGTGCGGAGACTCCGATGAACTTCGACGCCCACCGACCGTCCGACCGTTCGCCCATCGCGGCCTCGAGCGCCTGTTCCTGCCACTCATCCAGCGGCATCCCCAGCATCTCCGCCAGGTCTGCGACGTCCTCCCAGGAGTTAGCCCGAGCGCTTGGCTCGACCCTTACCCGCGGGGGCGCTGGACCGTCGAGCAGCACGCCGCGCCGCGATTTCGTCGATGCCATCGCCGGTCGACTCCTTCGGCTGCAACTCCTCGATCTCGGCGAGGACCTTCACGTACTGGCCGACGAGACCGGAGACACCCTGCAAGCCATGCTCGGTGTGCTCCGAAAGCACCTGAGGCCGGAGCGCGTCGCGAAGCTCGAGAAGGTCGTCGAGGCGGCTCACGGCTCCTCCTCGACCCTTGATGTGCTCTGTGTGTGCAAGGGACCTATACAGGGAAGTGGCCCGCACCGCGGCCTAGGGGTCACCCGCCCACCCCTACCGAGAGAGGGACGCCGACCGCCGGATGACGGGCGCGATCGCCTTGTTGGTCTTGACCCTGTTGCACTTGATGCCGCACGTCGGACACGGCTTCGCGTGGTGAGCTGGTCGCTTGTTGTCCGGTGTGTCCGTGCCGGCCTGATGGCCTGGCTGGGGATTGAGGGGGATGACGTGGTCAACAGCATCAGAGCCGGGGTGGCCGCACAGGTGACACACGTCGGAGGCTGCGAGGATGCGCTTGTTCTCGCGCTGCTGTGCGCGGGTATTGGTGCGCTTCACTGCTCGGAGGCGGCGTGTCCTGGCCTTGCGCCCGTCGCACGCTGATGCAGGTTCGAGCACAGGCCCTTGACGACTCCGGGGCCGACGTGCTTGCCGAGCTCCACGACGCAGCGGTCGAAATCACCGGGTACGCCCCATTGGATCTTCGCCGCGCCAGGACCCTCGGCCCAGTAGCGTATGAGCCGTTCGGTGGCGGCTGCGTCCTTCGGTGTGACCTCGCGTCCAGCAACCATCAGTCGACCTCGGTGCTCTCGTCGTCCTCTTGCGACACGATGACACCCATGCCCTCGGCGAGGCCGGCGATGGCGTTGGCGCGTGCTACGGCGAGCGCTTCCGGGTAGGTGTTGTCGGCGCGGACGACGACCTCGAATTCTTCTCCGTCAGGCCAGCGGCGGGTGATGCGGACTTGCGCCATGCCTGCTCCCTGATGCCGATGGTGGTGAAGGCTCGACCCTGATGTCGGGCGGCAGGTCGTAGTGCTCACAGACCGTGCAGCAGCGCATCCCTGTATCGGGCCAGCCGACCGCCTGGCAGTAGAGCAGGGTTGCGAGGCAGTTTCTGCACAGTGGCGTGGATGGTCGCGAGTTCATCCGTAGAGCTCGATGATCTCGCTAGCCCATGCAACCAAGTCCGCTGGGCGTTGGCCCGATGGTTGCGACCTGATCCAAAGCTCTAGATTTTCGGGGCGATTGTCGTCACGAACACCGTTCTTGTGGTGCACGTTCTCGCCCTGACGGAGCGGCCTGCCGAGAATTTCCGACATGACGATGGTGTGCTCAGCAATGTGCCCATTGGGGCGAGCATTCGGGTGGTCGTACTTGCCGGTGAGCATGGCGTATCCGCCCTGCGTGATGTACCGGCCACTCTTTCGCGGGACGCCACGCTTAGACAGGCCCCAGCATCGATGGCAGCGTTCGGCCCTGCTATCGATCGCAATGCCACAGTCGGCACAATTGCCCCGCTTGTAGGCTTCTCGTTCACAGGCTCGACACATGCCGCGCCCCTTGGTTGAGAAGCGTTGCCAAGGGAGCATGGCCTCACACCCGAAGCACCAGGCCGCCGTCTCCGTCTTCGGTCTGCTGGTTCTATGCGCCCTAGGCGAGCGCGGCTCGGCTTCACCTGGGGACCCGGATGCCCTGAATCGCGCATAGTGCAGCCCGCAATATCCGCTGCACCGATACTTCCGATCGCACCCTTCGACCGAGCATGTCTTTGCCATCACTTCACGCCTGACGCGATCGCAGCCCGCGAGTGCCGGCCAGCGTGGACCCAGCCGCCGCACTGTCGACAGTGGTACTGGACGTACTTGATCTTGTTCGCCAGGTAGGTCCCGGAACGCTCGAGGTCGCCGCCGTCGGGGCACTTGTTGCAGCGCGGGGTGATGTCGTCGGTGGGGATCGACAGCGCCGGGTGGTTGTGGATCCACGGCAGGATGCGCCAGTAGCAGGCTTCGGTGATCTTTACGTCGCCTGCGTTGTACCGCTGCATGTCGCGCTGGGCCTTGACGTCGCCGTCCATGCACGCCTCGGCCGCGACAGGGTCGTACTTGCCTTGCTTCCCGTCCAGACCTAGCCGGTGGCAGAGGTGAGCCAGCGACTTCGACTCGAAGCCGAACTGCTTTGCGTACTTGAACAGGTCGATCGACTTCGACGGTGACGGCGGAGTAAGCCCAGCCTCGAGCCATGCGCCGCGGAGGTGGGGGATGTCGAAGCGGTCGCCGTTGAAGGTGACCACGGCGTCGGCTTCGTGGAACAGGTCCCATGAGCGCTGGATCATGGCGTCGCGGTCGTCCCAGGCGGCGTGGAACTCGCCGCGAGCGGCGCCGGCCCACTTCGCTGAGAAGCAGAGCATGGTGGGGAGCTGGGTCCACTGGGAGACGGGCACGAAGTGGGTTCGCTGGTCCCAGATGCGGGCGAGTCCGGGGAGCCGCTCGATGTCGATCACGAGGATCTTGGCGGGCGACTTGGCGGCCGCCTTGCGGGCGAGGTCCGAGATGGTCACAGCGCGGCCCCGCAATGCGGACAGGGGAGGACGTTCTCGTGGTCCCCGTCTGGGCAACACTGCTGACCGAGCGCGAGCGTCAAGGCGTGCTGCCTACCGTGCTCCAGGCGGAGGCGGAGGAGTTCCGCCGCGGCACGTTCCTCGGCGCCGCTCATCGGATCTTCTCCCGCGCCTCACACAAGCCCCGTGCGTGCCTCGAGAGCACGTCTCGTGGCAGGTCAAGCGGCGTGTCGGGGTCCGATGCGATGAGCGCGGAGATCTGCGAGTACCGCAGCCCGGAAGCGAGGAGCTTGCGTAGCCCGTCAGCCTCGCTCGCCGGGATGGTGGCGAGCGCGTGGCAGACCTGGCAGGTTCGCCAGGGCGCCTTGCCGGTGTCTGCGGTTGATGCGAGGTCGGCGATCGCCATTGGCGCTCCTCCGGTCGGCGCAACGCTCTGGCGTGGCGCGGGCGGGTGGTTCCTTTTGCGCTCCAGCGGCTTAGATAACGATGTGCGGCGATCGTTGTCTAAGCGGCTAGTTGACTCCCCGGACGATGTTCTCCGGGTCGTTCACCTCGTCGTCGCGGCTCATACCGGCGACGTCGAGGGGGCTTGGGCGTGGCGTGGGCGTCCAGTCGGGCGTCTCCGGGATGCCGTTCTCGCCGGTCATGCCGACTCCTGGGAGACGCGCTCGAGGGCCTGCATCAGCCGCGATTCGGCCCAGCGGTCAACGACCTCGTCGAACTCGCGGTGGAGTCGTTCGCGCTGCTTGCGGGTGTCGAATCCGCGCGGCTGGATCTGGCTGTGCTGCCACATGATGACGCGGGCCTCAGCCTCGAGGCGCTCGATGTTGTTGACGTCGTCGTTCCTGGAGGCCATGGCGCATCTGGCCTCCGCTCAAGAGGGAACCTCAAGCTCGCACGGTGCGAGGCGGCTTCTATGTGGTGGCCGTGGTGCGGCCCCTGTGAGTGCGGGAGCCTCGCCGTGGCTTGAGGTGGATTGGTGCC